AACTCCTGAAGCACTTAAGTACTTTGAAGAGAATTTAAAAATGGCTATGGCTGATTTTGATATGAATGCTTCTTACAAAGTGAAAGAGAGGATTTTGGAGCTATTGCCTGATGAGAGAAATATAGACAAGTTGGTCAAGGCTGGTGAGTTCTTTGATAAGACTTCTATCAACAAAAAGACACAACAAAATACCCAAGTAAATGTATATTCTGATTTGATTAAAAAGTTTCAACCAGAGGGGTGGGATAAATGACAATAGAAGAACATTTCTTTGAGCTAGAAAGAAAGTTGGAAGATATTAGGAAAGAGTTAGACAAGAGACCAGTTAGTAAAATTGGTGAAGCTGTAAATATTCCTTCTATTACTGGAATAGTAAGGGTTTTTGATTGGGAACAAGAACTTCGTGATAATGTAAAAATTACTGAAGATGAATTTGCTGAAACTTGGGATTTAGATGAAATTGTAGAATTTATTAAAGGGTTGTTGAAATGAAGATACTTGTAAGCTGTTTAGCTATGAGCTATCTTTCTGGTTCTCCACTCTACAATTATGAGCTTTGTTTGGAACTGAAGAGAAGAGGACACGATGTTACCGTTATTTCAGAGTTTCAAGACAATATTCGTGGTGAAGAAGGTCATTATCTACAAGAGAACTTAAAAGAAGCAGGGGTCAAGCTCGTTCCTATAAAAAACCCAAACCTGCTAGAGCCAAATTATGATTTGATTTTTTGTTCACAAAATAGTTCTTTATCTGTTATTCAACGCTTTGGCGATACTCCTGCTGTGAACATTGTTCATTCTGAATATGAGTATGAAACACCAATACCTGATTCTCCTCAAATGATAGGTTATATCTGTATTAGACATAATATCCTAAATCATATCGTTACCCAACATAATATTCCTGTAAATAAATGTGTGGTTATCTACAATGGAATTGATAGAAAAAGATTTAGTAAAAAGAAGGTAAAGCCAAGAGATTTCTACAGAGTTGTTGTTCCCTGCACTCTTGACACAATGAGAGAACAATTTTTGAACAAAATGATTGCTGGAGCTACTGAAGATAGAAGAGTTGATATTTATGGCTTTGATTGTAATGCTAAATTAAATGTTAGTCCTTTTGCTAGAGTATTTAAGGACAAATTCCATATAGAAGAAGAAATGCAAAACTGTGATGAAGTAGCTGGTATTCTATTAGGTAGAGTTAATTTAGAAGCATGGTCTTGCGGAGTCAATTCAAGCGTTTACGACCCCAATACCTTAGAAGGAAAAGTGTTTGCTCCACCTGTTGATTTTGATGATAACTACAATATCGTGAAAGTGGTGGATAAAATGCTTAAAATGGCTGGAAATTTGGACGATATTACAGTAATTATTCCTCATCATACCGCTAGACCTCAATTAGCTAGACTTTTAGAGAATATTAAAGAAATGAGATATATTAGTGTTATAAAAGGTGGAAGTTTTGCAAGAAACAACAATGTTGGGGTAGAAACTGCTAAAACAGAGTATGTTTTGATTACCAATGATGACACCACATTTAATGCAAAGGTTTTGCTTAGAAATATGATGAACGCTATGAAAGATGTTGATATTGTTGGAGCTACTCCTGATAGAGGGGTAAAAGGCTTCACTATTAATCCTGATACTAAACAATTAGAGGTAGTTGAAGGTGGAAAATACCCTTCTGGAGCTTTATTGCTTATGAGAACATCTTTTTATAGGGAAATGAAAGGTTTTGATGAAATTTTCATAAATGGTGGTGAAGATATAGATTTATATTTAAGAGCAGAAGCATTGGGTTATAAAGTAAAGAGAATTGATGATGTTTATCACCACGATGAATGTCAATCAGTTGGTCGCTTTGACTACTGTTCTGAAAATGAGATAATCTTTAATAAAAGATGGTTAGATGTTTGTCATATAGGAATACCAATAAGTGAATAAAAAAATATATTTTGTTTCTGGACTAGGTGGTTCAGGTAAAACAACATTTTGTAATAAAATAGCAGAGGAATTAAAAATTCCTGCTGTTAATGCTGATGCTGTTTATTCTTTAGTGATGGAAAAACTTTCTATTACCAGAGAAGAAGTAGCTGAATTAGCTACTGAAGGTGCTTGGGGAAACAAAGACAATAATTGGGGAGTTTATAAAACACCTGAAAAGTTGCTCACTATCTGCTATAACGAACTCTTTAGCTATTTACCACCTGATGCTCTTATTTTAGAAGGTCAAGGTTTGTTTCTTAATGGAAAAGAAAATGCTTTGGTTGAAGAGATGTTTGAAGGCTATGAGAAGAGATATATCTTAATAGAAATAGATTATGAAACTTGGTTGAAGTTTAGAGCTTTACGAAGAGGAGTAGAGAGAGAAATTACTTCTAAATTCTATGATGAAGAAGAATTTTATAAAACTCAAAAAGAGTTAAGAAAATGTTTACCTAAAAATGCTTGGGTTATTAAAGACCCCTCTAGTTTTGAGTGTTCTGGTACTGGTAAAGAAGATTATCAACACAATGAACTTTCAGACCCTAAATGGGAGATATATAAGAATATTCTTGGTGATTTAAATGATAAGACCTACTTTGAAATTTCTTGTAATGCTGGCTGGTTTACTAAAAAAGCTTCTGAATTAGGAGCAAAAGTTACTGGACTTGATATATCTTGGCAAGTTTTGGATATTGCTTCGGATAGAGTTCCTAATGGTAAGTTTATCTTGTCTAAAATTGAAGATTACGAATTTACTAAGAAATATGATGTTATTTTCTGTGCTAGTGCTTTTCATTATTACCATAAAAGAGAAGAGCAGATTAAGAAAATATCAGAGCATTGTAAAACCTTTATTGTAGAACTTCCTGTAAATCCTAAAGAAGGAGAAGATATTTACTATCAAGGCGGAGAAGATGGTTTCTTTTGTTCAGTTCCTAGTAGAGAATTATTTGAAAAATGGCTTAAAAAATATTTTAAATCAGTAGAGAAGGTAGCTGAAACTGTACAGGAAAATACTTCTAATAGATTTGTTTATTTATGTAAACAATGATGACTCCAGATAAGCTGAAAATAAAGACAGCTATTGAAGAAAACTTTAAGATTATTAACAAACAATCTGTTGAAGTTCCATTTATTCTTAATCCCCCTCAAAACAAATTCCTAGAAAATGCTTCTTGGTTTGACATTATTTTAAAAGCACGTCAAGAAGGTTTTTCTTCTTTGATTATTGCTTTGTTTACCTATGATTTTCTCTTTACCAAAAACTCTGTTTCTATGAGTTTATCTTACGAAACTAGTGCTGCAGAAAAACTACTAGATAAAGCAAAACTCTATATTAAGTATATGAATATTCCTATGAGGTATAACTCAAGGAATGAGATGTATAACGAAGTGATGGGTTCTACTTTCTATATTGGTACTGCTGGAGCTTTGAGAACTGGAAGAGGAAGCACAATCAACAATCTACACGCTTCAGAGATAGCTTTTTATAAAGATGCTGGAACATTGATGACAGGTCTTTTACAATCTGTTCCTAAAGACGGAAAGGTTATTTTAGAATCTACTGCTAATGGTGTTGGAAATTATCTTCATAGAGAATGGAAGAAAGCTGAAACTGGAGATGGAGCTTACAAAGGACATTTCTTTAGCTGGGCTGAAGATAAATCGTATCAAACTCCTATTGCTAGAGACTTTAAGATGACACCAGCAGAAGTTGAAGAATTAGTTGATTTTGATTTAACTAGAGAACAAATTGCTTGGAAAAGAGAAAAGGTTAAAGAGTTCTCTACTATTGAAGAATTTAATCAGGAATATCCTATTACTCCTAATACTGCTTTTATTAGTTCTGGTTCTCCTGTTTTTAATCTTCCTGCTTTAAATGTATTATTAAATGCTTCTACAAAACCTAAATATAGTGGTAACTTGATAGGAACTAAAACTTTACTTTCTTTAGAAGAAAACGACAAAGGCTATTTAGATATATGGGATTTACCAAATGGTGAAGATGATTATGTTATCGGAGCTGATGTTGCTGAAGTAAATGATTATTCTGTGGCTCAAGTTTTAAGAAAGAAAGATTTAAAGGTTGTTGCTAGATTTAGAGCTAGACTTCCTGTTGATGCTTTTGCTAAAGAATTAGAGAGACTTGGTTACTTCTATGGAACTGCTTTACTTGGTGTTGAAAGAAACAATCAAGGTATTGCTGTTTTAGTTGTTCTTAATCAACTTTACTATCCAAATATGTTCTATCGTGAAGATACTAATGATGTTGGTGAAAATTCTACTTCTAAACTTGGTTGGGAAACCACTCGTAAGACTAGACCTATTTTAATTACTGATTTGGCTATGTATATTAGAAATGGAGATTTAAAGATAGAAGATGCTGTAACCATTAATGAGTTAATGTCTTTTATTAAAACTCTAAGAAAGCCAATGGGTGAAGCTACTGCTGGAACTCACGATGATACTGTTATCGCTTTGGGTATTGCTGTTCAAATGTATCGTAGGTCTTATACAGAATTAAAAGGAACTCAAATTATTGTTCGTAACGCTGGTAAGAATACTGAAAACAAGTTTGATACTGTATCAACTGCATTTGATAATTATTAATGGTATCATCTGCTATGACAGAAATAACTTTGTGCATAATCTTGTTTTTCCTTTTACTTCATAACTTTTCAATCCAAAAGAGCTTCCTACTTCATTTAAAGGAACTAGAAAACACTCTTGCTGGTATTAAAACTGAAACTGATGTTGAAAGTCCAAACGAAATAGAACATAATAACTATAGAGACATCGCTGATGTTCCACCTACAGAAATTATTAAATAACAATGGAAGAACAAAATACAGAAAACATAAATAATATAGCAGAAGATTTATCTAACTTTTTTGTTGATAAAGATGCTGTTCAAGATAAGGAAGTAGTTGAAGAAAAAGGCTTATCAACTGAAGTGTATGAATTAATGACTTTCATAGACGATTTTGAAGCGGATAAAATGAATAGACAATATACTGATTGGGCTTGGTATGTTTACGACAATTATGTAAAAGGTAATCACTTTGTTAGATACAACGATATTACTCAAGTAGTTGAAGCTGTTCCTACTGGTAATCATTCTCGTTTTGCTATTAATAAGATTTGGTCCACTTTACGTTCCGTAAGAGGATTCGTTACCAAGTACGACCCAAAATGGTATGTTTATCCTGAAAATGTTTCAAACGAAGCAATTAAACAAGCTCAAGCTAAACAAAAACTTTTAGATGATAGATGGTTATTTGGTGATTTAAAAGTAAAAACTAAACAGAATGTCTTTCAGGGATTAAAATACTCTGTTGGTATTCTTGAGATTATCTGGAATGCTGAAACACAAGAAGTTGAATATCAAGTTGCCGACCCATATGGCATTTATTTTGGTGGTCCATCTTATCCTAACAGTACTCGTATAACTAAAACTTGTTGGAGAACTCTTGACGATATTGAAAATGATGAACAATATAAAGCTAAAAAGGGAGATATCGTGGAAGGTTTGGAACAATATACTTCTATGTGGAAACAAACCTTAGAAGATAATATGGACGGACACAAAACTGTTGCTAATTCTGATAAAGGAACTATTGTTTATGAGACACATTACTATACTGCTAAGAAAAACAAACTTGGTGGTCACGTCAATATTGCTACTTTCACTAAAGATTCTTTCTTAAGACACATTGCAACTAGTATTGAATCTCTTTGGGATACTTTCCACATATATAAAACTGATGATGACTTTGGTCAAAATTATGGTGAGGGTTGGGTTAAAAATCTTATTCCACCTCAAAAGCTATTAAACATATTAGAAAGTGAAACTGCTGATTACCATCACACTTTTGCTAAAGGAAGATATGTTGTTGCTAAAAACTCTGGAACTAAAATCATTACTAATGAAAATGGAACTATATTAGAGCATAATCCTGGTCGCAGACCTATTGTGGAAAATGCTCCTTCTATGGCTGCTTCCGTTGATAATCAAATACAAAGAGCAAACATTTACTTAGAAGATATTGGTGGACAACACGATGCTTCTTTAGGAAGAATACCTACTGGTGCTAGTGCTGGAGTTGCTATTGAAGCTCTACAAGAAGGTGATGCCAATAACTTAAAAGATTTAGTTGATAACTATAAAACTTTCCTTACTGGAATATCTTATGGAACTTTAAATATGTATGCTCGTAAATTAAAATCTACTAAACTTATCGCTACTGATGATAAGAATAAAGATGGTAAACCAGACTTCTTTGCTATTATTGGTGAAGATGCTACTGATATTCCAGATACGATTGAATTTCAGGGAGTAGAAGTTCCTGTTTACGTTATCCGTAAAAAAGAAAAGATAAGAGTTACTATTGATAGTTGGTTAGCTTTTACTCGTGAAGCTCGTGAAGCAAGAATCTACAAACATTATACTGCTGGTATGATTTCCAGAAGAGCTGCTCTTGAAGCACTACAATATAACGATGTGGACCAAATACTTGAAGATGCTATTAAGGAAGAGGTAGTGGCAAAAATGTTGAAGGAATCTCAAGGACCACAACCTGAAGGACAAGGACAATTACCTGTTGAAGAAAAGGATACGCCACCACCTGAAACTGAAACTGCTGGTGCAATCTCTCAAGATGCTGGTATTCCTATGCCACAATAATGATTTCAGAAGAATATAAGAGACTAATAGCTGAAGCATTGGATAAACAAGGTATTTTAACTCCTAAAGTTTTTGCTTATGCTCTAGCCACTATTGATACTGAAACTGGTGGTAAAGGTCCAGTTCGTGAAGGTAATGCTGAAGATAATGCTGGTTCTATTGCTGCTGTTACACAACTTTACAACGACGGAATAATTACTAAAAATTATGCTTTGCCAGATGAAAATGGTAATTCATTTTATGGTCGTGGTTTTGTTCAATTAACACATAAAAACAATTATAAAGCTATGGGTGATATTCTTGGAATTGATTTAGCCAATAATCCAGACTTAGCTTTAAATCCTCAAAATGCTGCCAATATATTAGCTCTTTTCTTTAAAGAGAGAGGAGTTGCTGAAAGTGCTGAAGCTGGAAACTTTTATGCTGCTAGAAGTGGAATAAATGGAACAGATAGAGCAACAGAAACAGCCAATAGTGCTGATAGGTATCTTAATGAATCTAATGAATATGTTAAGTCTTTTGCTAGTAAAAAAATATCAAATAATTTTCCTATGAAATTTGAACCTCAAAATTTAGATATTGGTTCTAACAATAGTAAAAATGATTATTTCAATCAAAAATTGAATGAGTTTAATTTTGTTAAAAAAGCGAAAGCAACTGGTGAAGTAAATCTTCCTGAAAAAGGAAATTATGGTTTAAAAGATAATAATCCTAGTAAATATATTTCTCCTAATCAACCACGACCTTATGTTGGGAAAAATCAAGGTAACTATCAAATTAAAACTGGTGATACTTTAAGTGGTTTAGCTCAACAGTTCGGCACTACTGTTTCTAACTTTATGAAACAAAATCCTCAAATTAAAGACAGAAATATGATTCGTGCTGGAGCTAATCTAAGTGTTCCTTCCGCTCCTTCTGCTACTAATAATAGTTCTGGTTATAGAATAAGAAGTGGAGATACTTTAACTTCTATTGCTAGAGATTTAGGGACTACTGTAAATGATTTAGTTAGGAAAAATGGAATAGCTGATGCCAACAAGATAAATGCTGGAGATACCCTTAAAATAAAATAAGTTTTGACTTTACCCCCATCTATGATAGATACTGTGATTAAGCACATTAAAATATTTCTATTTTTGTGGGCTGGGAATTGAATAGACTTAGTTCTTAGCCTACAAATTGGTATTGTAGGTTTTTTATTATTATGTTTTCACTCGCCACCCATCTGCGTTAATGAGGGAAAGGAAACATTATGACAGACGTAATAGAGGATAAATTAAATCCTGATGGCTCGTCCCCAACAAAGGTTAATAACGATGAAATAAATAAAGCAACTAACATCAGTAATGATGAAAAAAAAGGACTTTTAGAAGAAATCAAAAGAGAACGTGATAAACGTCACTCTTCTGAAACTAGACTAGAAGAACTGGAAGCTGAAGTCAAAGCATCAAAGACGACAATTACTACCACTCCCAGCAACGAAACAGAACTTGAAGCTATTGTAGATGGTCTCGCTCCTGTTCTCCAAAAAAGAGGTTTTATTACTTTAAGACAACAGGAAGATGAAACTAGAGCTAAAGATTATGCTAAAGAACTTAAAGATTTATCTTCTGAGTTTGATGGCTCTGATGGCAGACCTAAATTTGATTCTACTGAAGTATCAAATCACGCCAAAAGAACAAATAACTTTAACTTAAAATCTGCTTATAGAGATTTACATTGGAAGCAATTAATTGATTTTGAAAAAAAGAATATTAATACTGAAGATTATAAAACTGAAATTCCTGTTTCATTAAACACAGAAGGTTCGCAAAGAGTTCCATTAACACAAGAATATCTTAAAAATAGACTTGCTCAACCAGATGGTAGAGAATGGTACAAAAAAAATAGAGATAAGATAATCAATGCTATGTCTAAAGGGAAAATTTAATTCTTTTAGATATATTAGATTTTAAAAAATAAAAAATATGCCAGATATAACGTCCTTAACAGTTACTACTTCTGCTAAATTTATTCCAGAAGTTTGGTCACAAGAGATAATCTCTGAAGCCGAATCTCGTTTAGTTTTAGCCGATAAAGTAGAACGATATGATGATGATGTTGCCGAAAAAGGTGACTTGATTCATATTCCTAATGTTAGTAATTTAGATGCCAACGATAAAGTTGCTCAAACTGCAGTAACGACTCAAGCTCCTACTGAAGGAGAAAACACTATAACTATTGACGAACATAAAGAAACTTCTTTTTATGTTGAAGATATCGTTAAAGTTCAATCTCAGTATAACTTGATGGCTAAATACACCAAGAAAGCTGGTTATGCGATAGCAAAAGCTATTGATTCCTCTCTTGCTAGTTTAGGCTCTAGTTTTAGTCAATATGTTGGTGATGGTTCAACGAACATTACTGATGCTAATATAATTTTAGCTAATCAATACTTAGATGAAGCTGATGCTCCAGAAGAGAGCAGATTCTTCGTGATTAACTCTGCTGGTAAAGCAGACTTAATGGCTATTGATAAGTTCGTGCTTAGAACTGGTCCAGGCTGGTCACCAGATAACTCTCCAATCCTTAATGGGAATAAAAAACCAGGATTTTGGGGTGACATCTATGGTGTAAAGGTATTCGTTTCCAATAATATGGTT